TTGTAATGGGTTAGGTCTGTCTATTAATGATAGCAATGGGTGTTGTTCAAGCATTGTATCACCGCTTTTTATGCAGTATTCAACCGACCCCGCACCTTTGGATATCTCATTGACACATCTATATACTATAGCGTTCTTTAGATAACCTTCACGCGCTAGGTCAGAGTATTTGTATTGTTTTGATTCCCCTGTGCCGACTCCAAAGTAACCTACCATGTTGCCCGCTCTTTTTATCTCAGTGTTGCCTGTAAACACATTTTTTATATTATCTAACAATGCCATTAGCTTATTCTCCAGTTGACGATGCCTTTTGTCTTACTTATCTCTGACAATCCCCAGACTAACGCATCTAACCTATCTGGGCTAGGATTAGTTTGCCCTATATAAGTACACATTTGTGTTTCTAATTCCTCAAAAACACCAATATGATGAACGCGCCTTTGCTCATATAAAGCGGCTACTGGTTCGGCTCTCACCATCTTACCCCTTGACGCTCTCACTGACCTGTACGGTACATTACTGTCTATGTTTCTCAGCAATCGTTCCACTAAATCACCACCATTATTAACTTCAGCTACTATTCTATCCGCTTCCCAATCATAGTAAGCTCTTATTGCAATCTTACCCCAAGTATCAGCAGAATGCTTGCCTGATAAATCCTCTAGGACATAATACTCATTATTTTTATCTTTACCAACAACGACTATACCTGTTTCATCTGAGTTTTCGTTATTTGTTACTGCTGGGTCAATAGCTACTATTATCTGGGCAAGTTCTATTTCTGTGTCGTTTGGCAATCTAGTTTCTTCAATCATATTATTAGACCAGAGCGCCCCTTCAACATCATCTAGTATTTCCGCATAGAGTTCTTGCCTACCTAAAGACGTTCCTTCGTACCTTGAACGCATCATGTTCAATGCTGATTCCGCCAAATTAGCTTCATTCTCAAATGTATTACCTTTTGTCACCGATACATCATCTCTTTCCACTAAACTTTTTAACAGCTTTGTTGGTTTTGGCGTAGTTGTTATCACGCATTGTGGGTTTGTACCTAGCCTCAGACCAAACATTAATTGATCAAAAGAATCTGGGTACTGCCACGAACATAGTTCATCACACCAAGCTCTATGAAACTGACTACCCCTCAGTCTTTCAGGATTTATTGCCGCATAACCAACAATTTTTGATCCATTCGCAAGTCTTATTTCGCATATTGATGCAGAGTACCCGTTTGTTGCAAAATCAAGGTCACAGCACTCTTTTGGAATGATAGACAATAATCCACTGTTACCTTGAAAGCATACGCGCCTTAAATCACCAAATGTAGGGGCTACCACTGCACAATAGCTGTTAGGATTTCTTAATGCGTACAGAGCGATGTCCTGTGCGCCTGTTCTAGTTTTACCCCATCCACGACCAGCGAGTATGAGCCAGATGAAAAAATCCTCTCTAGGCGGTAGCTGTTTCGGTCTGGCTGTCTTTAGCCACTCAGTGTATAGCTGTATCGTTGCTGTTTCTGGTGCGTTGTTCTGCAATTGAGTCAAGCAGTTCCATAGCGCTGTTGAATGCGTCTGTTTGTTGGAGGTTTGCATTTAGATTTATGTTATCCGTTGATTCACCCATAGCAAGTTTTGCAAACTTTTGTGTTTTCATTGCCGCGCCCGCTAATGAGTCAAGTTGATTGGGTGTAAAATCTTCTACACTTGAATTTTGACTTTGCCTTATCACTTGTCCTACTCTTGCGAGTAAGGCTTTAGCAATATTTATACAGGCAGTGTCAAATTTTTTGGCTTCTACTGTAAACTCTTTTATTCTTTTTGAATCTAACTCTTGCTCATATTTTTTTTGGAACTTTTCTTGATCTTGCTTCCAGCTTTCTCTTTGTGCAAGTTTATACAGTGTGTTTTTTGATAAATTGTTAGCCTCAGAGAGTTCCTCAATGGTTGCTAACCTTCTAAATCCCTGTGAATCAGCTTCCCCTTGCACATACGCCACCCTCAACTTTTCTTTCAAGTCAGATGTAATTTTTGCATATGTTGTTGTTTTGTTAGCCATTTATTGTATTATTCTGTACTAAAATGATTTTTATAACAAATTTATTTACTTTTTAATTCATCGTATTTTTTTTGATTTGACTCAAGTACAGCTTTTTTACCTGTAAAGTTTTGCCATCTTGTCACAATTACATCAGCAAATTTTGGGTCTAACTCCATCATGTAACATTTCCTTTTCGCTTTTACACTAGCTATGAGTGTACTGCCAGCGCCACCAAATAAATCAAGCACAAGCCAATCTTGTTTTGAAGAGTTCTGTATGAGACCTTGTACTAGACCTATTGGTTTCATTGTAGGATGAAGTTCGCTTCTAGTTGGCTTATCGTAATTGATCACTGATTCATCAAAATTTCCTGACATTTTATTTATAATTTTTATTAAATCTTTTTTATCTAGATTTTTATAATCTGGTCTATCTTCTATCACAGTAGTCTGTGTAAAATCTTGACAATAGTAATGACCAGCGCCTTGCTTCCATCCATATAATATAGGCTCATGTTTCCAGTTGTAATCGTTTCTGCTTATGACTGCATGTGACTTATTCCATATAAGGTTCTGGGAGAGCTTGAATCCAGCATCTAGAAATGATTGCGTAAAACTTGCCCTTTCACTTTCTGAGTGAGCTACATATATGACCGCGCCCAGTTTCATATTTTCATTATATCTTTTGTATGTCTTGTCAAGGAAGTGCCTAAACTCAGCTTGACTCATATCATCGTTCATAATTGTGCCAGCTAGTTCACTCTCAACTGCCACATTATATGGAGGGTCAGTGAATACCATATCTGCTCTATCACCATTCATTAGTTTCGCTACTGATTCTTTATCAGTTGAGTCACCGCACATCACTCTATGCCGACCCATAAGCCATACATCGCCCTCTTTACTTACATGCTTTCCTTGTATCTCAGGGATTTCATCATCATCAGTCAATCCTTGTGTTGCCAAATCTTCAAGGTCTATGTTGATATCTAAATCTTCAAGTTCTTTTTTTGAAAAACCTGTATAGGTAATATCATAATCACTTTCAAGTAGATTAATTATCTCACTGGTCAGAAGGTCATTATTCCACTTTGAATATTCCGCCGATTTGTTGTCCATTATTCTATAGGCTTTTATTTGTTCCTCAGATAGCTGATTAGCATAGATGCAAGGTATCTCAGTCATACCAAGTTTTTTTGCCGCCGAGTATCTTGTATGACCAACAATTATTTCATTGTTTTTATCTAGCACTAGAGGTTGTTGAAACCCAAATTCTTTTAATGATTTTTTTACAATACTTACAGCGTCATCATTTTTTCTTGGGTTGTCTGTATAAGGTATTATTTGTTCTGTTTGAACTTGTATTATATTCATAGTTCCCTCTGGAAGATTAATATATTCTATCAGTTTAGTATTTTGTAGTCTTTTGTCAATACACCTACTTCTTTACTACCTCTGAAATGAGCCTTGACGAATGTTTTTTTGCCTGTTTTATATCTTCGCAAGTGCTTTCTTACACTATGGAATACAGTACCTTTTGATCGTTGCCCAGATGATTCACTGCCTGATGGTGATCCATACATGTCTAGCTTTAATGTCTTATGCTGATACTTAGGTCTGTTCCTCAGTGCTGAGTCTTTATGATTTTTTAATTCTGTATGCCCTACCGTATTGTTAGGTCTGCCAAGTACATCCTTATCTATGGTTATTTCTGGATAATTCAGTAAGACATTTAGTTGTACAATGCATTGTGAGATATGCGCTGTCCAATTTTCTAAACTATGATTCGTATATTTACCATCGCTGTCAGGGTTTGTAATAATCCTATCTTCAGGACAGGCTTTTATCCAGTATGTGTATTCTGATTTGTTTACCAATCTTTCTAAGTATGGACTCATTTGATTTTCGTCATGGTATGTATAGCCATAAGATGACATGTCATGCGCGAAGGTTCTTTCGTCTTTTCCATATAATATCATTGATGCAGTCAATACATCTTGGTCTGTATCTTCTGTTTTATCTCCCAAATCTGCAATCAAAATATTGGTTACATACTTATCTGTCTCATGCTGGATAAAACAGCTTTGGTAAGGTAGATATATTTTTAAATCTTCTACCACATTTTCCATTTCGGTAGGACTCAAATCATTCTTTATATCTCTAGCGTCTATATAGAATTTCATTGCTTGCTGGATTCGTCTGCTCATACGATAGAAGTATTCTCTTTTATTCTTCATAGGCAAATCAGGTTTCGTGCAGTCATAGTGTTGCGGCGATCCCATTTGCTGTATCCATTCATCACTTTGATAGCCATGTATTATTTTTTGAAGGATTAGGTTATTCATGAACCTACCTTGCCATGCATAAACTCATGCGCGTCTTGCCTATAATCAATGATGCCATATTGGTAATTATCTACCCCATCTATATTTTGGATTTCTGTAATTTTAATTTTTAAATAAACTGGCGGGATTTTGTTATTGCGATCTGGGTACATTCTATTTATCGCCTTTTGATTGATGTCTACTAAGTCATTAAAACTGGACACCAAATCGCAATCTAATAAAAATGATTCATTGTCTTTGCTGGATTGCCTAGCAATTTTTGTATAAATGTAATCACAGACCCGCTGATTTGACCTTATCATTTCTAGCAAGATTTCATCATTCACTTGTTTTGTTACCTCAACTTATTTTTAATACACATACAAGATAGCACACGAAGGTTCTCATTGCAAACAGTGAAACTTGTTTAGCGCAAAATATTCACTTTATATAACATAAATAAATAAAAAACTCTTTATTAAACAGTGACTTAGAGAAAGTATATCTTTTTTTGTTGTATATATGTTGTTGTTTGTTAAAATAAACATGTAGGGAATGAAATGAAGCACGATAACTTGATAATTAACTAAGGGAAATAAAATGAATTTAGATAATATGAGAAGATACGGAGTTGAAGTTGAATATGTTTCTACTAGGTCACGAGCAGATATGTGTAGAGTAATTAATTCAGAAGTAGAGGGCATCAATATTAGTGAGTCTTACTACTCAGATAAATCAAACACATGGCGCATCAAACCAGACTGTTCGGTTAGAGCAGATGGCATGTATAATTACGGTCATGAATTAGTAACACCAATACTTAGCGGTGAAGCTGACATGATCACTTTAAAGAAAGTGATTGAGATTATTGAGCGAGACAGCAGAGTGAATCGTTCAACAGGTGTTCACGTTCATGTTGATATTACTGGTGCTGAAAAATTGCCTCTCAAGAAGCTCATGAAGTTCTTTGCTAAATATGAGAAAGCGATTGGCAAATTATTACCTGAGAGCAGACGCGAGTGTAACAATTCTTACTGCCATGATTCATTCGGTAGAACTGAAAACCTTTTAGAAGTATTTAACAGAATGAATACCTTCAACAAAGATTCTTTGCTCAGACGTTCAAATTTCTCAGGCAGAGGAAAATGGAATTTTCAAAATTACTCAAGACATGGCTCGGTTGAGAATCGCGCTCACAGCGGTACATTAAATACTGCTAAGATTGAGAATTGGGTCAGGCTTACTCAGGGAATGGTTGCAATGGCTTTTGATTTCAGAGGCGCTACGGTTCACGAAGGTGACACTAACTACACTTACGGCACAGAGCATATGCTTAATGCCTTACGAGCTAAGAAGGTTATCTCATTAGCAACTAAGAAATTTTATGTAAGACGTTATAAGGAATTGAATGATGCCGCATAATTACATATATACAGATGATCGCGGTATCGCTTTCGCTAGTCACACTAAACTTGGACTAGCGGAAGAATTGTACCGCACCAGTTGGGCTAATATTTACGCAACTAATCTTTTAGACTTTTGCAATAAATATGCACTCAGAGTTTACGAGCAACATGACTTGGTTTTATTTTTTGATGATGAGATTGGGTTCATTGATGAAATGATTAAATATAAATTGATAACTAAAAAAGAGGTAAATTAAAAATGTTATATTTCGCATACGGCGCAAACACAAATCTTGACAGCATGAACTATCGTTGTCCTGATGCGAGCTTAATAGGAGCAATCAAACTACCAGATTGGCGCTTAGTATTTAAGTCAGTAGCAGACATAGAGCAAGCACCCTACAATGAAGTACATGGTGTACTCTGGAAGATTACAGATGCTTGCGAGGCGAGCTTAGATATTTTTGAGGGCTATCCTAACCTTTATCGTAAAGAGTTCTTTAGCGTTAAGATAGAAGTTGATGGTGAGGAGCGTATTGAAGATGTCATGTTCTATAAAATGAACCGCATGGGTTACGACTTACCAAGTCAGTATTACTTTGATTTAATTAAAGAAGGTTATATTCAGAATGATATTAATACCAAGCATCTACATAATGCACTAGAGTCAAATATCTAATCACTGATTTTTTTCTAAAATTGGATACCATGCTTTTGAGTATTTATAATTTTTGATATTACGCATTTTAAATACACCATCTTGATACAGTAATTCAATTTCACTTTTTGATGCGCCTAGCTGTTTGGCAATATCTTTCACTGACCAGCTATGCTTATCAATTAACTCATGCACCATCTCTGACATTTTTACAGCAACATGACTACCCTTAGCTCTATTCATTCTAACTGTGAGTATCATTGCCTTATCTCTTTCTACGTCAAAGATAACGCATGGCACTTTGTGTTGGTATCTCTTTATCAGTTTCGTGCTTTCTATGCTAATTTGGACGCGATGAAAGCCATCAATAATAGTGTAGTCTTTTGTTATTAAAATTGGCTGTACAAATCCGATATCAAATATATTTCTTTCTAGGCTTTTCAACTCAGGTGTAAACACCACATTCGGATTATAGTCATTCGCCTGAAGCTCTCTTGCATCAATCCATTCTATATTATTTATCGGGTCATTCATTTTTTTGTCCATGAGTCTTTTACATAAAGATTTCTTTTGAATGCACCAGTTCTAAAATAAGTTAAAACATGATCTATAGGATAGCCAACTGGGTCATTTCTATGCATCACTACTGCTTGCTTAAATTGTTTGATTGCTTTGTTTTTTTGTTTTGGCTCAGTAATGTACTCTTTTATATATTCCAGAACGGTATGTAAATTTTTACCATATTGTGTTTTTATTTTATCCATATCTATTTCATTCCAGTATCTATCTTGCATCATCACCTCTGGAAACATAGTTATTATTTGCTCGTACAGGACAGGGTCTAGTGTTTTTAGTTTATAAAAACGTCTAGCGTTTTCTGATAGTAGCGGTGTAGCCACTCTTAGTTGTTCTTTATTCCACATCTGATGATCGTATAATTGGCAATACTCAATATCATTATCATAGAAATATTTTAACACATCATTTTCTTGCCAATCAAAAATGGGTTTACAAAATCTGACATTGTGAATATTAGATGCGGTATTATTAATATAGTTTTCGTTTACTTTGGACATGCAAGCGCCATATCTAGTTATTGACTCAGCCGCCCTGATGCCATTTATAAATGCAATTTTTCCAGAATAAAAACTAGCGGTGAATGAATCCATCGTATCTTGTTGAAATATTTTATCTGATTTTATGCCGTGTTTGGGGATTGGTCTAATGTGTTTTCTTTTTGCATCCCACTGAATATAGTTTTCGGTTTTTCCAAGAACATGTTTTTGGCTTTTCAGCGGCACGGTAAAGTACAGCATATTAATCCATTCAAGTTGACGATACTTGTTGACAAAATCTATCACTAAATTAGGGATAAGTTCTTCATCTCTGAACACAACATTAACTTTTTCTATACCACGACTGTTCGCAACTTCTTTGACTAGGTGCAAGGTAGCTAGACTATCTTTACCACCAGAGAACATAACAGTGACCGTATCAAATGTATCAAAAATATGATTGATTCTTTTGATGGATTCATCATAGACATTTGTTTCTATGAATTGTCTTATTTTTTTTGGTATTTTGTTCTTCAATCCTATATTCCTGTTTTTTAGAGCCTCTACAAGCTCCACACGGCGATTTAAATTGATGACCCCTTGCTCTGCTATTGCTTATTTTCGCTTATATACTGCATCACTCTACCAGCATGAGTTTCTATTTCAGGATATCTTTCTTTCAATTCTATCAACAATAAATGCCAATCTTGTTGTTGTGTTTCGTTGTCAAATATCATGACGTATTGAATCACTGGCTCACCATAAGTTTCATCTGGCTCTACGTCTACCAAGTCACTCTCATTCAAATCAAAATCGCTCATATCTTGATTCATTAATGGTTCAAACATTGTTGCAAAATCATCATCAAACTTTACTGTTTCTAGCTCATTTATCAGTTTTGTTAAATCCCAATCAGTGGTTTCAGTAAGTCTGTTATCTAAAAGTCTCAGTCTTTTTACAGCATTATCATCAAGATTTTTTGCAATGAATACTGGTAGCTCTGTCATACCCAACTCTTTAGCCGCCAGTAATCTTGTGTGACCCGCTATGATTTCATAATTTTTATCTACGACAATCACTGAGCTAAATTTGTTTTGTTGTATTGATTTTTTTACAAGCTCTATTGTTTCTTTTGTATTTTTTCTAGGATTATTTTTGTAAGATTTTAAAAGATCAACATTCAATATCTTTATATCATAATCATCCGCTGTTATTTCGGTACTCATTCTCACTCCAGTGTGGCATATCGGTTATATCCACTTCTTTATGTTCATCAAAATTATTTGTTAGTTTATTATATTTAAATAACGCCTCGCCTATTGACCCATAGAAAGGTTGCTCTCTTATCTTTCTAGTAATAATGCGGGTCACATCAGTTTCAAAATCTCTATGAACAGTCAGGATAGCATCACTCATGTTTGACCAGTGTGATGAGCCGCTTATTTCATAGCTACTCGGTGGCGGGTAACTTCCATTGCTATCTTTTTGTAGCTTGGTTGGGTGTGCCACAACAAAAATTGCTACATCGTGAATCCGTGCGAAGCGTTTTAGCTTACTGATGAAATCACGAATATGCTCATCCTCACGCATATTTCCGCGTTTTGCACACACTTCATTGTAAGGGTCAATAATCAGGGCATCACATCCATATTTTAATACGCTTGATTTCGCAATGCTCAACAAGTAGTCCACGTCAGGCGTAGTATCTTTCGTTTCAATAAAATAAAATCTTTCATTAATCCATTTCAAACCCTCTTGCAGTTCCTCTTTTGACATCCTATTTGAGAGCCCTTCATCAAATGCCTTTTTCATCTTTATTTGGACAAGCCGCCGAAGATGCATTTTTACAGAATGCTCTGGACTAAAAACAGCGTACCGCCAGTTATGTTTCTCGCTTATCTTTATTAGCATTTGGTCTAGGAATGTTGACTTACCGTGATTGGGTATACCAGTCCACACCGCAAAAGTTCCTTTTAATGGTCGGTAGATATCATCAAGGTTGTCATAGCCAACCGATATGGGTTTTACATAATTGCCATTGTATAAATCTAGGACTGAACCATAATATTGATTAGCTGTAAATAATCCATCTATGGGATATGGATTAGCTGATTCTATGGTTTCTTTTAGTTTCTCACAACCATGCTTCATCAGTATCTCATTGGCATCCTTGCAATCTGATGGGTAGTCTACAAACCAGCATAGCTCTTTGCCAAATCTATGCAGTAATTCTTTATGCAATGCCTTGCCAGCTGAATCTGAGTCAGTGAATAATATTATTTTTTTGGCATTATCTAAAGGGCAGTTTTCTAGCGCGGTGAACCGTTTATCTTTTGGATCAAGTTTTGCTTGCTGTGGCGCACCATCAGGTAGCGTTACCACGTTATCAAACCCACACTCTATTAAAGAGAGGCTATCCATTTCTCCCTCTGTGAAAATAATTGTTTCAGCATCTTTTGCTAAGTCATAATTATAGAGAGTTCTTTTTGCGTTTGCTGACTGCTTGAATTTTTTTGACTGAGTTCGGTATTTAATATTACATATCTCGCCATCGGAATCCTTATATGGGAACGCTATCCAGTATTTATCCTCAATGTAGATATCTTTTTTGAGTACAGTTTCTTTTGAGATACCGCGTTCCGCAAACCATGAATATAAACTATTTGGCTTACTTGCCACCTCTGGTATGACAGGCTTCACATATTCTTTTCTTGGTCTAGTTTCAAAGTTTGTAGTGGTTGCCGTTGTTCCTGAGTGACCGCAGTGGTGACAGTTCCAGACTGCATTGCCATTCTCTATAGAAACCGATAATGGTCTATCTGATGAATTGTGCGGCGGCTGACACTGGGGGCATTTATTTTTTGAATTACCTTCTTCGTATGATTTCAATTTGATTTCTTTCATATTGAGAACTTCGTACATCGTTTTTTTCATCTTTTATCCTTTTCATAATATTATCCAGCTAAATGGTTCAACGTATTTTTCTTCTTTTCCGACACAACATCAAGGAATCGTTTTTGATTCAGCCATGTCGCGCAGTGAGGTATAAATCTTTCTTCAGACATTTTATGATTTTTTGCAAAAATCTCTGCTGATTGATAAATTAATTTATGGGTGTGTTTCTTACTTGCGGTTTTATATATTTTAGCCGCACCATATTTTCCTATTTTTCTCGGATATATCTTCCAGAAAAATTCAAATTCTTTTGAGTACAATTCTTCTTTAGTGTTATCTTTTGTATCCTTTAGTATATTAGGACGTACATGTCCTGACTGTTTGGAAGTGGATGTCCGCCCTGTCTGGACGCCAATGTCCACCCCCATGTAATATCTATTGCTAGTACCCGCTCTAGGCTCAATAGTAATATACCGATTCTTTTCTAACCAGTGAAGGCATCTTCTTATTTGTCTGTCGGATACACCTACCAGTTCCGCAAGTTTTGCCTCAGATGGATAGCATGAATGTTTTTCATCTGAGTAATTACTGAGTATAAATAAGACTAATTTTGTTGTGGGTGTTTCACATTTTTGTTTGATACACCAGTTTAGACATTCAATACTCATTCCTGATATCCTACCTTGAGAAGATTGTTTTTGCAACTATGGCGATATTCGGTTATGATGTGTAGATAATTTGAACAAAGTAGGAAATAAATTGATTAATAATCCTTTTGAAATACATGGCGTTAAATATATTAGCCCATCACAGATAAACAAATTCATACAAAGCCCAGCCAAATGGTTAGTACAAGTTGCTGGATATAAAGATAATTTATATAAGCCAGCCTTCACCTATGGCAATGCTATTGAAATCGGAATTACTAAAGCTGTCGTTGAAAATATATCAGTAAAAGAATGTATTGATTTAGCTAATGGCGAATTTGATCGTATCTTACAAAAATCAAAAGAATCAAAATCTGAGTATGATGTTGACGGTGCTACCAAGAAACAAAAAAACGTACAGCGTACCCTTGAGACTGTCATCCCTTTGTACAAAGAATTAGGCACACCGATTGCCACTCAGAAAAGAGTTGAATATCAATTTGACTCAACACCTATTCCACTCATGGGTTTTTTAGACCTTGAATATGAAGATACTGTGCGTGACCTCAAGACCACCTCATTTAGACCCAAGACAAATTCTAACTATAATCGGCAATTAGCCACATATGCACTTTGCACAAATAAATTACCAATGATTGATTACATATACACCACCACAAAGGTCAGTGAGTTAATTAGTTTTGATGTAGAAAATGTTAATATGCATATCAAATCGTTGGAAAGAATTATTATTAAGATGATGCGCATGCTGAGTGTTAGTAATGATATAAGAGAAGTCTGTCAGCTATCAAATCTTGAACCTAATTTGAGTAATGATAACTGGTGGGATTCGTGGGGCGCTAATGAAATTATTGGCGCAAAGAAACTGTTTTATTAAAATGAAAGGAAAATAAAATGAAAGATAATAATGACTTAATTAAACATTTAATTGAGGCGCAAAAAGACATTGACCATGCGGTTAAAGATGCAAAAAATCCGTTTTTTAAATCCCAATACGCAAGTCTTGAGGCTGTGATTGAAACCGCTAAAAAAGCATTCAATAAGCACGGTATATATTTCCAGCAAGTCAGCAAAGAATACGAGCGAGGTGCATCAGTTGAAACCATTTTTTATGGGCATGGTGGCGCTTTATCAAGTGGCTCAGTACAAGTGCCTACTGATAAGTTTGACCCGCAAGCCTACGGTGGTGCGTTGACGTATGCGCGTAGATATTCATTGAGTCTTGCCTGTGGCATTAGCAGTAAGGATGACGATGGGGAAAGCGCCATGCAACGCGATAAGGTTGAAGGTAAATACAAACTAATGGGAATGCGAGATAATCTTGTTTTTGATACCGATGATTTGAGCAAGTATGTTGAACAGTGCCGTTTGCATATGGGCAAACCTACTACAAAAAGATGCATAGATTATTTCAATAATAATAAGTTCAATATCAAGTTAGCTTTGAAGGATGCGAAAGGTAGTAATGTGGCATCCAGCGGAAAGATAGTAACAGCACTAGAATCATTAACTAATATTTATGAGGTATCTGCTGATGAATAAGAAGCTAAGTTTAGATGATATGGTTTTTCTCTGCCTTCGTGACGGCATAACATGGTGGACTTATTGGTCATTACAAAGAGTGATTAAATCAAAGTCAGGTAAGTTTTACGGTGAACCGTCAATCTCGGCGGCTATCCGAAATCTAAGAAAAGAAAAAGCGCGAAAGAAATACGATTTAAAAAAATACGGTGAAACCGTTGAGCGTAGAAGAATCAAAGATGGAAAAGGGTTTGAATATAAATTAATAGGATAATTAGCTATGGAAAATAAAGAGTTTGATAATGAAAAGCGTGGGTACTTGTGGCACGAAAATAACAGTACGATTGAGCGTAAAGGCAGTTTCACTGTTGAAGGTACAAAATATTATGGGGCAATAGTCAAAAGCCATAATGACAACGGCGATTCCAAATATGAGTTTATGGTATCTGCTGGTCTGCTTCATTTGAATGAAGATAAAAAAAGCGATAAGTCACCAGAGATGGGTGGCAAGGTTACTATCAATAGTCAAATCTACAAACTAGGTTGCTGGGCGAAAGTCAGTGAAAAGAGTGGCGCACCGTTCACGAGTTTAGGCTTTCAAACTTTTGAAGAAAAAGTAGGTTTTGATGCAAATGGATCGCCTACTACCGAGAAAGCACCATTTTAAATAATGGATGAAGCGGTAGAGTCTTGGCAACATAAAATACGAGCATTAGCATCAGCTATTGAACACGCTGAGTTTTCTGTGTTTAAAAGTGATGCCGATGTTCGTAGATTACAAGCTCAATTAGAATTACGAGCAATGGCTAGTGGTGCAAAAACGATAAGTGCGCAAAAGACAATAGCGGAAAACGACGATAACTTATATCAAGCAAGGCTAAATCATGGCATGGCGAAAGGTGCATTATCTGGCTTGAGGATTCAGTTAAAATCAGTAGAGGTAGGTTTCAAAGAATGGCAATCTAAAAATGCAAATATGAGAAATGAGAGAACTAGATATGGCGCGTAAACCAAAAGCGCCAAATGCCACAGAAAAAAAGCATATAAGAAACGTATTAGATATTGGCTGTATCGTTTGCCGCAGTATCGGATATGGCAATAGACCCGCTGAAATACATCACCCATACTCACGAACCTATCCAGATACTCATTTAAACGTCATACCGCTTTGTTTTGAGCATCATCGTGCTGGCGGCGATACATCGCCCTTCATTTCAAGACACCCTTATAAGAAGCGATTTACGGCGGCTTATGGTGATGAAGAATCATTGCTTGCAAAAGTGAATGACCTACTGATAAATTAACACAATGCCAATTCAATACACAAATAGAGCATCCAAATACCGCAACAAGAAAACTAAGGTTGACGGTATCGTCTTTGATTCTCAAAAAGAAGCATCAAGATATCTTGACCTAAAAATGTTAGAGGTATTAGGCGAAATAAAAAATCTTGAGTTACAGCCAAAATACGAATTTGTTTTAAATGGTCAAAAAATTTGCACTTATAGAGCAGACTTTAGATACATTGAAGGTGAAAAGATAGTTGTTGAAGATGTCAAAGGCTTCAAGACTTCAATGTATAACTTAAAAGCGCGGATGATGAAGGCTTTTCACGGCATTACTGTAAAAGAAACCTAAAACTTACACTCGTAAGTATTTGATTTAATTAACTAATAAAGTATTTGCATATATTTGCATTAAAATGATTGTAATAATAAACATTATTAGCTACAGTTACTACATAAATTGATTAAAGGTAAATTGAAATGAACAATAAATTAAATAATAGTTTTTTAGAAGTAATAAATGGAATGTATGGTTTGTTTAAATTATTCATACTTCCACAGTTAGTAATGATAAGTTTTTTAATGATAGATAAATTGATATAAGGAAATAAAATGAAAGCAAATACAACAATTACACAAACCAGTGGCGTAGAAAAACCGACTTTAGCGATTGCTAGAAGGTTATTTAAGCGCCGAAATACAGACATTACATTTAATGTTTTGTGGAAAAGAAAGCCAGTATGGGCAAATAATGGCTATGTATCTACGGTGCGTTTTGAGGCAAATGGTTACAAACCAGTTGTCATGAGGTTGTTTAGTGACAGTGAATCAATCGGTCTTTTTTAATAATTTATAAATTAATATAAGGATAAGTAAATGATTAACAAAAACTTAAGTATAGCCAGACAAAAATTAGTTTCATTAGCAATAAAAAATGCAAATCCAGAAGATATTGATAGAATTTTTGAAGCAATAGTTTCTTTTCAAAAAGAGGTAGCAATAGATACTGGTATTGACCTCATGAACTCTACTGCAATAAATGTGGAGACTGCATAAAATGATTAATCTAACAGACGAAATTCAAAAACAAGCAGAATCAATGACTAAAATTTATAAAGAAGGAGTACCAATTATGAGCTTCAAAACATTAACAATTAATGAATTAGAAGATGCTTTGTATAATGCAAGAAATTTATTAAACCACGAAAGACATGTGATGAGTGATGCAAATATAAGCAAAATTTGGAATCGCATTAATAATATAAAAGATGAATTATCTGGCAGAGAGAGCGGAAAAATATGCCATGACCTTATATTAGATAAAGATGTTATTTGTGATTTTGAAGATAAGATTATATTTGACGAAAATAAAAGGGATGATTCATGAAGTTAATAACAAAAGAAATACAGAAGAAACTAACTAAACAAAATTTTACCAGATATGATGGCTATCAAATAAAAGAACGAAAGAAACAAAAACCTTATTTAAAATTGTTTAACCCCTGTGGATCGGCTACATGGTTGCTGAGTGAGTATGACCCTGAAACTAGGTTGTTTTTTGGCTTATGTGACTTAGGATTTGGTTGCCCTGAGCTTGGCTATGTTGGTTTAGATGAAATTCTTGAAGTAAAATTGCCGTTTGGTTTAAAGATAGAAAGAGATAAATGGTGGAAACCTGAGTTTGATTTAGATAAATATTATGCAATGTCAAAAGATGTAGGAAGAATTACTTATGGGTAAAAGTACAATAAAAGTAATAAAGGGAACTAAAACAACAAAAGACACTATTAACAAAGTTCTTAATTTTATTAAAAGAGTAGATGCTAAATCGCCGATTGATATTTCATCTGAAGTTACATGTACAGATATTCCCGAAAATAGTGTTTTAGTAATGTGGCTTGATGGCACTGAAAGTATTTTAGGAGGTAGCTGAAATGAGTATTGCTAGAAGTTGGAACTGTAGTTGCGGTGGTGAGTTTGAGCACTTTGATGCTGAACCTGACATTGGTATAAGCGCGGGTTATATATGCGTTGATTGTTCAAAAGAACCTGATGATGATGATGAAGATAATAGACCAGCATACATTGACCCTGATGAATATGTACCAGAGTGTGAAAGATGATTGAAGAAGAAATTTATTTAAATCAATTAGTTACTAATGAAGCATGGATAGTATTTGCTCAAGATATGGTATTTGGTCTTAGTTTTTATTTCTTTTTAGGGGTATTTGTTTATTATAAATATAAACGCCATCAAGAATTAGTAGAAATGCAAGAAGAAGAGTTAATGTTGCAACATTGTCAATGGCAGAATCAAGAAGATGAATCATTGATGTTGTACAAATAAACAGGTAAGATAGTTACATGAATAATCAAATGACACCAAAAAGATTAGCCAGCTTGCGTGAGGTTTACGGAAAAACCCAAGAAGATGTTGCCAAGTTTCTTGGTTACTCAATTAATGGAAAACCAAATAGAAGTATGATATCGCGATTTGAAAAGGGTCACGCCAGTATAAACCCAAGAATTTCAATGTTACTTAATGCATACTTTGATAATATTAAAGTAAATCAAAAGTGAATGTTGTTAATTTTAAATATGAAGAAAAAGAGCCTTACTCTTTGAATTTTGAACGGTGGTATAAATGCAATTGCGATGAGCGATTTATTTACCATGAAGAAATGTATACTAGAAAAGAAGCAAAAAAAATCTTTTCTAAAATTTATACTAAGGCGAAAACTGAAAGTTAATCTTTGTTTTCACTTTGATATTTAATATTTAATCCCGCCAAAGTGCAGAGCCTATTTTTTTCATCAAGCCCTTTATCAGTTAT